TTTTTCAAGCACTGTTATATATACGCTGTTTGGTGTACACATAGTTTCTGTTGGGTTTTGTTCTCTGTAAAGTTTATCTGCAATAGATATTAACTCTTCGTGTGTATGTTGTTTCATTTTACTTCATTTACTGTTCTACATACTTCGCATAACCTTTTGTTAAGAGGGGCAAGTCCTAACTTAGGTGTGTGCATTGTTTCTTTTTTACAAGTGGGACAATACTGCTTGCTTCTCTTGGTTGCTTCCATGAATACAAATTAAGTACAAAACTTTACAACTTGCAAATAAATTTTTACAATGTGTATAAATATCTACTTTTTCTTGCTTTCGTGATACTCTCTCTTCAGTTTTTCAGCTATCTCCATCGCCCTGGGATATGTCTTCATCGTCTTCCTGTTCCCAAACTCCCAAAGCTGATGACAATCCATACAGTATAGCATCCAATTTTCGGGATGCTGTCTCAAAGTCGGATAGCTCCCTTTGGTAATGATATGAGACACAAACATCGGATGAAAGTGTGGAAGACGTATACCACATTCTTCGCATTGATGGTTCTGTCTTGTGGACCACATATTTTTGTACCACTCTATATCCCCTTTCATTAATTTATCCTAAATACTCTAGTACCGTTCTTATTGGGTCTCCATGTTACTCTTGCCAATTCGCTGTCAATTATCATATTCTCACCCATGTATGCTTTTATGTAATTGGAGTGTTCTCTCTTCTTTTCTTCTAGTTCCATGATCTGAGGCCCAATGGCAAGATACTCCTCAATGTGCTCATCTATCTCAGGAGTGCTGACAATTGAATTCTCTTCCGGATTGGCAAAGCGAGTATTCAAGTACTCAGCATATGCTTCTGTTCCATCAGGAGGAGGAGCAAACTGATCATAGTCCTCTCCTAATTCAAGAGCTAAACGGCCTGCATCTACCCTATCCCAAAAGTCTTTGGTGACATTAGCGATAGCATCCATAATTTCCTGATCCTTCTCAAAGTAGTGGACCTTCAAATTTCTTCCGTCCTCAAGCGCAACCAAGTAACCTTTGTCTATACCAAGGCCCATCATGTAGGTTTGCAACTGCAAGTAATAAGATGGAGGAACACCGCCTTCCCACTGCTTACTGCTCCAACCGCTGATTGTCTTAATCTCGATAATTGCCTCAACGCTGCTGAGATTAATCTGACCATTGCGTATGCGAATACCACTTTTGCTGATCTGCAAGCGGTCCGGAGAGAAGAATAAGTGAGGATACTCAGGGTTTACGATGTAACCCACCGGCTCGTATAAAGTACGCACTTTGGTCCCGGCCTCATGATTCTTGAGCATGGACTCATCGTCTCCATCCCAATAGGAAAATATCTCAGCAACAGTCTGTTCCATAATAGTTCCCATGAACATAGGAATATTCTGCTGTGCTTTTTGGGGGATGAGACCAATCTTCTGGTAATATAATTCAGCTGGGCTCTTCCAGCTATTTACGCCCATCAATGTTCCGACCTCAGAAGCCCCTAAGCCTCGTGATCGGAAGTTAAGCCATTCGTCATAGGCTTTATCTTTGTTAATTTGTACTAGTTGTAGATTCATCTCTTAACACCCATTTTTCAAACTCTTCGGCAGCAAGCAGAGTCAATTCTACAAGTTGCTGAGGATTGTAATTCTTATCTTCCTTTGCAATCCAACCGCTCATCAGTTCAACTGCACTCTTAATAGAAGACTGGCGTATGATGGAAACCTGTTCACTAGCATAATGCTTCATGTGAACAGGTTCCACCTTTTTACCAATCTTATCAGCAAGAGTAGGATTAGCTACGCCTCGTGACATAATTAAAATGGGAGATCGCTACCTTCTTCTTCCTGGTAAACCTCTTCTGTCTCAACAACAGCAGGACCGGCAACCATATTGTTAAATGCTTTGGCCTCAGAAGCACGAGCATTCAACTCGTTAACCTTATCAATCCGGAAAGATTCAACCTCAGACCAATCTACAGAAACAAGTTCTCCTTTTTTGTTGAACACTTCTTCGGGCTCAGGCATACCCTCACCACGCTTATATGCCCACTTCAAAGTCTCACCACCCTGCTTGAGGAAAAGAGCGGACCGCTTTTTGTCGTCTACAATCTTCAGCGAAGGGATGAATTCTACTTTCTTACTTACATCGATGTTTGGAGCACAGTGTGCAAAAGCAATGAAGTATGCAGTCTGTTTACCGCTTTCTCCTTTGAGACGGATTTGCAGTTGATACACCTCGTCATCTTTAATGTCAATACACAGATCTGTACCATAAGTACCCTCTCTTGTACTGATGCCCAAAATGTAGCCCTCGATAGAATCGTACAGCTCATACTTCTTGTCACCTAAACTCTTGGCAATCTTGCCTTCTCTAATTGTCAGGTAAGTTCTCTTACCCATTCCAGTTTTTAATCCCATATCTATTTATTTTAAAAATGTAATGCGAATATACTACAAGTTTTGGTAATTCCAAATTTTTTGCGTAAAATTGTAAAAGAATATGAACAACGAACTTAAAAACAAAATTTTGGGCCTCAAAGAAAAGTTGAAGAGGGGCGACATGGCAAGGATTGTAGAACGCACCGAAAAGTTGGGCGTTAAAAAGTACGATGTGTATAACATCCTTAATGGTAAATCTCTGATTGATCAGCAAAAATTAATCATCGTTATGAAAGAGGTGGTTAAGCTAGTAGAAGAGAACGAGAGATACCTCAAAGAATTTGAAGCCAAGATAAATGAACTATGATCAATTAGAAGATAAAATCCGGTCCATCAAGAAAAGAGGGTTGAACATTATGGTGGAGAACGAGCTCATTGCAGATGCTCGCAAAACCTACCATGAGGAGAGGATGAGAAAGAAGTTAGAAACTATGGCTGATTTAATTAGGCGTAATAATAATTTCCTCGGTAAGCTCCATGGTGAGTACTGCTCCGCTCAGAAGATTAAATCTTTCATGGGATTGGAAACATCTGGTAATTTGAACAAGGCATTATACGAAAATGGGATTTTTTATAATTTACACTCCATATACGCTGTAGCAGAATTCTACGGCATACCAATGGAACTTTTAATGTACACAGATTTAGAAGCAAATGAGGACATCATCAAAAGAGAATATCCTGCTATTATCAGACAGGGTAGAAATTAAGGCTCTCTCAGTCAACAAAGCCTGGCAGGGAAAGCGTTTTAAGACAAAGGAATATGTAACCTATGAAAAAGAGGTAATGGACAAATTGGAGTTCGTAGATATGAGCCAAACCAAAATGCCCATTGAACTCTCCCTGATTGTAGGATTTAGCAATATGGCTTCAGACGTAGATAACGTGGTTAAACCATTCCTGGACATCCTCCAGAAGAAGTATAAGTTTAACGATAAATACGTCTTTAGATTGATTGTTGAAAAGATGTTAGTTGAAAAAGGGGCCGAATTTATTGAGTTCTACATCAAAAAGTGCGTTCCTCGTCATTATATACTTGACAAATAAAATTAATGGTTGTAGGTTTGTAATACCACATTGTATTGCCAATCTAAAACATTAAAGAACTTATTTGGGGTTCATCGGTGTTGGGTTGGTACTCAATGTGGTAACCGGTGGGCCCCTTTTTTTATTTAAAAGGATTTCACCAAAAGCGGTTCTTACAGCTCTATATTCCGGTTCTTTTCTCCTAACCGAATATGACAAAAGGGAGGTAAATAAAAATATACCTGTAAGTAACAGTACAAATAGATGCTGACTCAAAAAATTCCAGGCAATGTCCAAAATGACAACCTGGGGGTGAAGATGAAAAAAAAGATGACGAGTCAGTAAGGCAAACAAAAATGGCTTTCCTTAAAAAAGAGGGTCTCCCATAGGCGAAGTGCTATTTGTGCTAGATGTTTTCGGATCTTAACTGTGTGTGTAGAGTTACTAGTATTTGTCTTATTCCCTTTTCATCTGACAAATACCAAGTTCATCCCCTCTTCACCCATAGATTAGCAGAACTTTGCTTTTTTCAACCAAAATATATATCTTAAAAACAAAAAAATTGTAAAATCCAAATTTTTTTTCATAATTTTGTAACTAATGCCGTATACTATTACGAACCAACCTAACCAGTTTATCAGCGAAAGCAAAAAAGATAAAACCTGGTACATGGAGAATATCAAGTTTATCATGTCTCACTTTAACAAGAGGCATGACCGCATTTCTAGAGTTAGAAAAACAAGTGACTTAATGAATCCTGTGGATGAGATTGTTAGGATGTATACCTACTATCTTGGTCGTCAGTATAACAAAGATTATTACTACACCACTCAGGACCAGAACAATTGTGATTTGCCAACGGTTTGGATTAACGGTCAGAAGGTTACTTCTCTTATTGACTATATGGTGGGTAATGCTATCAGCATGATTCAGAATATAGATCCGAGCGTTAAATCTGAGTCCCAAGACGCAATAAATAGAAAGACTGAATTATTGGAGGAAGCTCTTTTGAAAATTGAGGCTCCCCAACTTTTTGAGGCAATGAATCAGTTCGGAATTGATTTCCAACCGCTTGGGCCTCAGACAAATCAGTTCGAAACTCCTGAAGATGTATATCGTTTCATGGAGTATAACTATAAAGAAAGAAGCGAGATACTTGCTCTGCGTATGTGCGAAGATATTCTGAATCGTAACTCGTATATAGAAAAGTATAAGCAAGGTTTCCTCTATACTCTGTTGGGTGGTTTTATCGGTATCGAGAACAGAATCGAAAATGGTAGACAGTACTTCGATATGATTCTGCCTCACAACCTTATTGTAGATAGGGCAAAAGATGATGATTTCAATCAGGATGCTCGTTTCGTTGGTAAGGTAGATTGGTTAAACATCACCGATATTATCGAGCGTTATCAGGATTCTCTCACTACAGAGGAGATTGAAGAGCTGAAGAAGATTAACTCAAATAATCTGTATCAACTGCTTGACCTCACTACCCATCCCTACGCAACCAACTGGGCTTTCAACGTAAACAATCTTCCTACCTTGGCAGCAGTTACCGGCTATTGGGTTGGTATGAAAGATTTGGGTTATGAGAAGAGCAAAGATAAATTTGGCAATACTCATTATCAGAAAATCAGAAACGGAAGAAACGGACAGTATTGGACCAAAACTGTTTATAAAGGAACACTGATCGGAAATAAATATATGGTTGATTGGGGAGAAACTACAAACATCGTAAGAAAGACAGATAACCCTGGCGATGTTCTTCTTCCTCTTCAGGTATTTATTCCCAATATGGTTATGGGAGAAAACAGGTCAGTTACCATGCGTCTGCACCAACACCAGGATCGTATTGATTACATCACCAATGAGATTACCAAAATGCTGAATAGAGCAAAAGGTAAGGTGTATCTAATTAATCGTCAGAAGCTAGGTACTTCCACCCCTCGTGACGTAATCAGTGATTTTGAACGTATGGGTATCCACATTACCGATGGTAGCGCAACCGGAGAAGAATTTGTTGCCGGACAGGATGCACGTTTGGTAGAGGTTGTAGATATGACTCTTGATCCTAACGTACAGCAACTTGTTTCACTTCGTAGAGAAGAAGAAAGACTGATGGAAGAAATCGTTAACATTCCTAAGATTGCTCTTGGTCAGCAGTCAGGATATGTTGGAGCCAAAACCCAAGCTGGAACTATTGCTCAATCAAATCTTGGAACTTCTTACTTGTATCAGGGTTATATCCAATTTATACAAAAGCAATTAGCATACGCACTTAATCAGTATAAATTAACTTTGATTGATGAGCCCGAAACTGTTATTCCTGTTGTAGGCACAAAAGGAAAAGAATGGTTGAAAGTTACCAAAGATTTCCAGTTCGAAGAGTTGGGTGTTTATATCAAAGTTAAAGACTTCATCGATGAGCAGGCTAGAGAGAGATTACTCGCCATTGCTCAGGCTGCAATGCAGAATGGTGTTATCGATTTCATGGAATACTTGCAGGTTGAAAAGTGCAAGACTTACACAGAGTTGGAAAACCAACTTGAGTACACCATGAATAAGAAAAAGAGAGATGCCGAAAAGCAACAGCAAATGATGATGATGATGCAACAAATGCAACAGGAACAACAGATGCAACAACAGGAAGCTCTTGCAGGTATGAAAGAGGAAGGTGCTAACTATCGTGCTGAACTCGGAATACAAGGAAAAATGGCTGAGAAAGCATTTGATAAAGCCACTAGCGAGGAAGCAAGTCCTGAAGATGCAATGGCAGAAGAAGCAATGATGGGCGGTGGCGAAATGATGCCCCCACAATAAATTTGTAACTTTGCAGAAAAAACAATAAATTTGTATAAATTATGTCAGAATCATTTATGAACGATCTTGCTGAGCAACTAAGAAGTACTCAGACTCCACCTGCGGATTCAGCTCCTGTAGAAAATACTGCTGTTGATCCGACCCCTGCTGCTGAACCAGTTCCAGCAGAGCCTGTAGTTAATACTACTCCTACCCCGGCAGAGCCTGCTCCCGTAGAACCTGCTGAAAAACAATGGTGGGAAGAAGATACAACTACTACGACTGCTGCTAATCCTGCTCCTGCACAAGAAAAAACTGAAAAATCTGAGCCCCAATTAGAATTGGATGATGATTTGAAATTGATTCTTGAGTATAAGAAGAGCGGAAAAACTTTGGCCGATTTTGTTAAAGATTATAAAGTAGAAGATTTCTCTACCTGGTCTGAGGACAAATTGGTTGAAGAAGGTTTGAAAGAATTCATGAATCTCTCCGAAGATGAAATGGAGCAAGCCAAAATGGAATGGGACTCAGCATCAATTTTCCAAAAGAAACAGTGGGCCGATTCTTTTAAACAGAAGTTTGAGGAGAGGAATAATAGTAAACTGAAAGAGTTAACAAAATCCAACACCCAAGCCGAAGAATATCAGAAGGCCATTTCTGCTAAATACAATGCCGAACTAGATCAGTTCTCAAACGAAGTTGTAGGCAAAGAGTTGTACGGTTTAAAAATCACAGACGAAATGTCCAAGGATTTGAAAAACTTCATCGACAAAGAGTTTACTCTCCAAAACGAAGACGGTTCTTTCGACATCGCCAAAATGTATTCCATCGGGCTTTGGCTCAAATATGGAAAAGATTTGGTAAAAGCCAACATTACTAAAGCCAAGAATGAAGGTAGGGAACAGATAATTAAAGAAGTTTCCAATCCTAGTAAAAACATGACCGGTGGAAGTTCCGTTGTTGGTTCCGGACTTGAGGCAGCACAAGATGCCTTTAATAGCTTGTTCCAGGCTTAATTGGATAAAACAAAAAAAACAAAATTTAAAAAATGTCAACTATCACTAACCTGCCATTGAGTCAGTCACTTCTGCTCAAAGGCCTTTCATTGCCCAACAAGATGGCGATGGTTTATGCCCAGGACTACGGGTATAACGTGTTGACTCAGCTTACTTCTAAATTGGCTTCTTCTATCTCTAGCCCTCAAGCTAAAGTAGAAATCAGCTCTCTTGGAAACCTGGGTGTTTTCTCTAAAATCGTTGCTAACGGTACTGCCGTTGGTTCAGGTGCTCTTAACGTTGCTGTTGTAGATTCTAGCAAATTCCGTATCGGTGACATCGTTGCTGATGGAAACATGGTACAAGGTATTGTTACCAATGTTGATTTGTCTGGTAACGCTATCGTAGTTGCTCCTCACAGCGTATCTTCTTTCGTAGCTGGTACTCACTTCCTCGCTGGTCAGAATGCTAAGCGTTTCTTTGACGCTTCTGCTAACCGTTCTAGCGTTGGTAAGAGCACTTTGAACTACACTCCTGACACCGACTACGCCCTGACTGCTGTAACTCGTGAGAGCAGCCATCAGAGCCGTAGAGATCGTATCGCTTCTTTCGTGAAGTGGAATGGCGATTTCTGGTGGAGGAGCTATGACGATCTAACCTTGAAAGCTTTCGCTAAGCAGTTGGAATACAAATATGCCTTCTCTGAGCGTGCTATCAAAGTTGGTCCTCAGGGCGAATACTTCACTACCGGTGGTCTTCGTTGGTCTATCATCAACAATGGCGGTTCTTACCTGTCTTTGACTGCTGAATTGACTCAGAACGTATTCAACGATTTCTTGGAGCAAATGGTTCGTGTATCTGCTGAAGGTGGACGTAAACTTGTAGCTCTTATGGGTTCTGCTGCTTTGGCTCGTCTTCAGACTATCCTCGGTGACTACATCAAATATGCTGGTACTGCCAACACTTTCGGTGGAACTTCAGTTACCGGTCTGAACGTTATGAAGTATGCTTACGCTGGTCTTGAGATTGAATTTGTTCGTTGGGCTCTGCTTGATGACGAAATGTTCCGTGGTGAACTTTCTGCTATCAACGGCAAACCTAAGATGAGCAACTCTATCTACTTCATCGACATGACTCCTATCCCTGCTGCTGACGGAAGCGGAACTATCGCTGCCCTTCAGAAGTATCACTTCAACAATGATGAGCTTATCGCTAACTACGTTCCTGGTATGATTGGCCTGGACAGCAGCGATCCTAGCACTATCAAAGCTGCTATCTCTAGTGGTACTATGGCTTCTCTGGGTACTAGCGATGTTGACGGTGTTGACTTCCACATTCTTTCTGACTGTGGTCTTTACTGTGTTGCAGACAAAATGGGTCTGATTGAATTCGCTATCTAATTAATAAGGAGAACTAAAAAATGTCACAAAATTTTGATTATTACTGTTTCCCTTCAGTTGCTGCTGGTGCTACTGCTACCACTGACGCTGTAAACAAAGGTGGTTATCTGAACTTCAGCGGAGCTAATACACTTGCTATTACTCCTGCTGCTCTGAGAAACTTCCCCATCTACCTGTTAGGCGTTAAGAATGGTACTTACAAAGCTTATGCTGCTGAAGTATTGCGTGTTGTTGTTGTTACTCCTACTGCTGTAAATAATACCGATTATCGTGTAGTATTGAGCGCAGAAAAAGGACAAACCTTTGACAACAACTTGCCTCAAGAAATTCAGGCTGTATTCCAGTACACTTCTACTGCTAGTGCTACTCGTTTGGCCATTGTTAACGCTTTCGTAGCTGCTATCAATGCTCATCCTTTCTGGACCACTCGTGTAGTTGCTACTCAAACTGGCGGTGCAGGTACTGAAACCTTGACTGTTACTGCTAAAGCTGGCTTCCCAATCTTTGCTTTGGGTGTTGGTGCTAACCTGAGTGTTTCTGTAAGTACCGCTGGTTCACCCCAGATCGGTGCTACCGGTGCTCAGCTGTTGGCTACTGGCTACTTCAACAGCACTGTTGGTTTGCCTGTTGCTGGTACTAACTACAGCGCACTGATTTTCGAAAGCTACAGCGGAACTGAAGCTGTTGCAAGCGGAACCGGTGACACTGAGAAGAGCATCATCTACATCGTAGACGGTGGTAACAACGCTAACTTGATTACTGCTTTATCAAGCTTATTGGTTAAGTAATTAGCCTTTTCTTAAAGAAGGGGGAGAATAAAATCTCCCTCTTTTTTTGTTTTTCCGATTAAAATAATTTATATTTGTAAAAAGATATTATGAGAATAAAAGCACAGATTATCCCTCAGCGTACCCGTGGTAGTGTTACCATCGTAGGTTCGTACCGTGACAAAAAGACAGATAAGGAAAAGTATCTGTTGGCGAGCGGTAAAAAAGTTGTCCTTTCTTTGGACGAAAAAGAACGTGTTTATCAACACACATTTGAATCCGGTTATCCTGTAACCTTTACTTTGGATGATGCTGATTTTCAGGACTTGAGCGTAATCGAGTTTTGGAAGAATCATCCTTTGGTAAAAACAGAAGGCTACGAGAATCCAAACTTTGTTTCGGAGCAGTTTGTTTTTGAAATCAAAGAAGAAAGAATTCGTGTTGAATACGATGCTCTTGTAAGCAAGTTGGTTTGCGTTGAGCAAGTTAGTAAAATGACCGATAGAGAAAGAAGAGACTTGACTTTTGCTTTGGGCTCAGATCCTCGCAATATGTCAGACAAAGAAGTATATCTGCATCTGATTGGTCTTACTCTTTCCGGTATTGCTATTGCCAAAAGAGATTTGGTAAGCAATTATCTCTCAGTTCGTTCAAATGAAAGAGTTGCTACCATCTACGCAAACAAAGCTATCTCTTACGGCATCGTTAAGAAAGAAGGTTCTGTTTACAAGATCGGAGGCCGAAACGCAGGCATCAGTATTGACGCAGTTATCTCTTTGATTTTGAGCGACAACGATATGTTCGAAAATTACATCAAACCCGAAGTGGATAAACATGATGCAATCGAGCATAAGAATGTTGAAACTGTAGATGAACTGAATCTGCCTCAAGAAATCGTTGATCTTCTTCCTGTGACTACTTCTATCGATAAGAAAGAAGCTAGGAAAACCGGAAAGAGAAAAGAGAACGAAGAATAAAAAATAGTTTTCTAGGTTATAAAAATTGGGCAGTTTATTCTGCCCTTTTTTTATTTAGCATATTTTTTGTATCTTTGAATAAATGACTGGTGCACAATTTTGGTCATATCTTCAGCAGAAAATTGACAAGGCTTATTCGGCATATCTAGATAATGCCAAAGCCAATTCTCTAATTAAGGAGGCGATGTCACGTATTGTTGATAGGTACTGGCATAATATTTCTTTTGAGATTGAGGCTGACGAGATGATTGGTTTTCAGTTGAAAGACAAAACCTTCACTCCTGTTGCTGGTGTTTATATATTGAACGCCAACGCTACAACGCCTACTCCACCTGTAAATGAAATTCCTTTCTATATGCACATGATGCGTGTGCTTGGAAAGTTCGAACAGAATTTGACTGTGACTGCTAGCGGAAATACTCTGACGAGTGTAAATCATCCATTGAGAAAGGGCTCTACCATTCGTTTAGGAGTTACCAACTATACTGTAAGTAAGGTGGATGGAGATACTTTCCAGGCAAAAGATTCAGGTGGAAACTTTGCAACTACACCTGGAACTTATGTATATTTTTACGATAGAGAAATAAGGCAGATGTCTTCTACTCGCAAGGGTGGTTCTTTTCACAAGGCGAGCATTATTACTCCTCGTTATGAATTTATAAATAACGGAACTAGTCAGAACAGAATGATGAAAGTAACTCCGGCAGCTACTTCTATTACTGTGGATTACATTCGTACTGCTCCGTATACTATAGATGTTGCAAACAGCGTAATACTGCTGACGGATTATTATTCTGAAAAGTTTTTGTATCGTCTGTTGGATGAATGTGCTCTTGCTTTCGCTGCTTCAAGTCACGACTATCCGGCAAAACAATCAGCAGCTCAAGATATAATTAATAACCCATGATTTACTTAGCAGAAATAGTAGACGAGATAAAAAGCGATTTGTTAAGTGGTATGACTTACAATGAGTCTCGTTTTGACGATGAATATATCGAAGTTAAGATTCATGCTGCCAGGGCTCATCTTATTGCAGCATATCTCAAGAAAATGGGCAAATTTATCAATGATGCCTGGGTTCAGACTCTTGATATTAGTTTTGAGGAGAGAGATAAGAACTGTGAGTTTGTAACATTCGAGTGTCCTAATGTAATTAGCACCGATGGAATGAATGATGGTTTTGTATACGTTGGCCACGCCAATGGTCTGAAACCATTCACAAGGATTCGCAAGGGTTTTACTACTTTGACTCGACACTCAATATTCCTGAGGAAGAAGGATATTCTGTGGGATTTTAAACACTTGGATCAGAATCGTCTGGTGTTGCAGTTTTATAACAACTCGAAACTGGAGTATATTATGGTGCGTGCGATGTTTAACAATCCTACCACTATTCCAAATTTCAATAAAGATACTGACCACTACCCGGTGGATGAGAACTTGAAACATGATATTGTGCAGTTGGTGACTCAAGATCTGTTTAGAAAAACAAGTCGTCCCGTGCAGAACGGTACAACCAATATTCCTGAATAATGAAAATAGAAGACATTATAGCAGCAGCAGCCGAAGAATTAAATTGTTCCTATGAGAATAATGCTTTGTGGTTTGAGGTTCTTGTAAACCAAGCCATTCGGTCTCATAAAACAATGAATAAGTATATTCAGAAGAGTAAGAATCTTACTATAACTGATTCAAAAGCTACGCTGCCTTCTGATTGGTTCAAAGTAATTCGTGTTACATTGTGCAATACAAATGAGCACTATTGCCCAGATATAGATTACACCATCCAGGAGGACACTATTATTTTTGATGCTGCCATAGGTATGGCTGATGGCACAAGAATTGTTTTCCATTACTACGGCCTAAACACTGACAAAGACGATAACATAATCATTCCTGATGATTGGGAGCGTATGCTCGTTGCTTACATCGGTTGGAAATATACTCGTAGGTATATCAACGATTTTGGTATGGGAGTAATGCAGAACTATCAAAGGGAATACCAAACACAAAAACTCGCTAACGTATAATGCAGGTAAGAGTAACACCTTCAGGAAATTTAGATAAAGATACCGAATTGGTTTATGTGAACCA